GAGGTCGGCCAGGCAGGAGATCGGCGGGATCAGGCAGGCGCCGGACGTCATGGGCCGGATCTCGCCGAACGGGAAGTCCGTGCGCTGACCAGCAACCCAGAGTGCGATGGAGTCGAACCGAACAGTCTCCGGCGGATCCACGGGAAGCTCGGCGTCGTATCCCGTGGTCAGGTGGTAAACCATCCACGGGAACTGCTCTGCGGCGCCCCATGCCTGCATCACCTCGACCGAGTCGGACAGCGCAGCACGCAGGAGGACGAGTTGGGGAGACTCCAGCAGCAGGACTGAAGCCGGGTCCGGGCCCAGTAGCGCTACACCGGAGACCTTCGCCTCTATCGGGGCAAACTGGCCAGCGACCTCGGCGCAGTGGGCGCTGATCGCCGGGAGCAGGTCGTGCGACAAATCGGCGGTATCGCCGAACCACAGCAGGGTGACGTGGGGGTCTTCGAGCTGCGAGGTGTACTGATCGTCGATCGCCGGGCGAGCCACGATCAGCACGCCAGTGTTGTCGGTCATGGTCTGCGTGGTCATTTCTGACCTACCTGCTTGATCGCGGTGCGCTGCGGGTCGGCCGCAGGCTGCGACTTCTGAATCGGGACGACGTTCCCGTCCTGCGGGCCGTCCTGCTCCGCGTAGGGGTCCGGCTGTGGAGCGTTGGGGTCGGCCATGTTCTTCGGGATCGGGATGACGATGTCCTTCATCAGGACCGGCAGGGCTGCCTTCAGGACCTCGGCCAGCGCCAGGTCGGGCATCCGGGCGATCTTCGTCAGCATCAGCCGAGCGACATCTTCCTCGGTGGGAGCGTCAGACTCGGCATACCCGTGTTCGCGTCGCCATGCTGTGGGCGACAGCAGCATGCGGTCTACGCCCTGGGTCGACTCGTCAGCTGAGTTCGGTCGGGTGACGATCTCGCTGGGGTCGTACCAGACGACGACTTGCGCCAGTTCCTCATCAGAGTACCCAAGTGCCTTGAGGCGAGGCGCCAGGTAGACCGATGAGATGGCGTCAACGAATACAAGGGCAAGCGGTTCGATATTCGACTTGTAGAGTGACTCGTCGATAACGACTGCATTCGAGTACTTGACCGACTCCATTCCTGTGACGATTTCTTTGGGAATGTCAATGCCCTGGAGGATGCGATTAAGGGCGCTGTCGGCCCGCTTCACCAGCCAGTCGTCGGACTTTCGCTCGAAGGTAATGTGCCGGATCATCGCACCCAGCTCACCAGGGCCCGTGGTGAGCATCGGCACCACACTGGAGGCTGACCCCTCATCGGAGATGGGAGTCGTCATCGACTCCATCAGCTGCGCCAGGAAGTCGCCGCCGGTCTCGGTGGTCGCAGCGTGCTGCAGGGCGGTAATCGGATCGTCGGGCTCATCCAAGGGGGGCTCCGCGGTGACCGAGGCGCCAGCAGCAAGGCCATCAGGGATGAACAAGAGCCCGGCGTTCATCCTGGAGCGCGCGGCGCCCCGGACCAGCCGGGTAAGCATGAGCAGTTCTTCGATCGAGTCAGCCACCCCGACCATGGACGAGTCAGGTTCGCGGGAAAATCTTGGATGCCGCCGCCAGATCCGCGCGATGTAAGTGTTCGGCGGCAGGATGCTCTGCTGAGCTGCAGTACCCCGCATCGGCAGCAGCACAATGCCAGTGGGCCGCACCATCACCTCGTCTACAGAGCGGATGGTCCAGGTCCCGCCCATCTCCTCGGGGAGGTGGATCAGGTAACACTCACCGGGCACGCTCATGTTCAGGCTGAAGGACCTGACCAAGCCCGAGAAGTCCTCGGCCTGCAGCTCGGCCATGATCTCGATGATGTCGTCGGCCAGCTTGCCCTTTACCTTCTTGCGTCCCCCCGGCGATCCGGCTTCGATTGGCGCCTCGTTGGCCTCCCCGAGCACAGCGCCGTAGATGCGGACCCGGGATAGCAGGTTGGCCAGCATGTTGAAGCCGTAGTGCACCTCGCCGACCCGTTCATAGCCGGTCCAGGCCTCGGCTTGCCATGCGGCATAGGGGCGCTGGTACGTGGCGGCGGCAGTGAGGGCGACCCTTTCGGCCGACGCGGTGATGGTGCGGCGGGCATTGAAGGGCGCAGGCCGGGCCCTGTGCTTGGCCGGAAGGGGCGCAATGGGCGTCTGCACGTCGTCATGCAGAAAAAGGCCCATGTGGCAGAGGGTAGCCCTCTCGGAGCCACTGTAGCCAGGAACACCAAAGAGAGCCAGGTTTCCTCTGGCGAATCCCAGGCTAGCCCATTATCCCGTTTCCTGTCAACGCGAAGAGTATCTCTGGGGGATGAGGCCGTAGGTCGAGCGATCAGCAGCCACCTTCTCCACTCTCGGCTGCTGCTGCCAGATCACCCCTGGGAACGGAACCCAACCCAGCACCTGCCGGGCCCCGCACCGACACCTGGCGTCCTGGGTGATGCGGTACGGGCCCATCATTCCGCCGCGGAAGGTCATCTCTGACGTCTGCTCGGGAGACATCGGGATGTCCGCCCGATAAATCTCGGAACCCACCTGCCAGGCGACGGTCAGGCATCGCTCGGAGGCGATAACGCGCAGCTTCACCGCGGGTCCGGGAACCCCTGGTGGCACCGGCTCGATGAGCGCCGGGAACATGTCCGCGAACAGAATGACGGTCTCGCCGGGTTCGTAGATCACTGCCGCTCCAGCCGCTTGACGAGCGCATCGAAGGCGAGGGATGCGCTGCTGATGGCCAGGACGCCGATCGCAGCCCGCCCGAGGCGGAACCTGGAGGCCAACAGAACGAGCCCGCCAGCCCAGATGCTCGAACATGCCGGGCAGTCGATGGCCGTGGCGATGCGTTCCCGCAGAGAGAACTGCTTCGCATCGTCTGCCCAGTGGAAGATCGCCTCCCGCGCCGGGCGAGTGATCTCGTCCTCCACGATCAGTTTGGTCAGCCGGTGTACGGCCATCAGTTCAACGATGGGGTTCATGCCTCTCCTCGCCCGACACTGGCCAGCGTCAAGGCTGCGATGGCTAGGACCAGGCAGGCTGCCCAGTCCTCTGGGGTGATGAGAACCCAGATCACGGCGGCCAGGCTGAGGAGTACAGCCAGCACGCGCACCGCGATCTGAGCGCCCGAGTCTACTCGGCGAGCCTGCGCCCGAGTCATCTTCATCGTCTGGCCGCCTTGAGTTTGCATCGGCAATTTACCCGCTCGGCCATCGGCGCCCTCGGGTCATGGGGGAACCGCAATTTGGCCCCTGACGGCGACAGGAACGGCGTCCCCAGTGGAACGCTCTGTCCGTCCAGCACGCGGTGAGTCGGGCGAACCCGATCGTCCCTCTTCGAGATCCAGGTCACTCCTCGCCACCCGGCCAACTCAGCCGCCCGAAACTGAGCTGCGGCAGTAGTGGCCCGCGCCACCATGTCGGCCAGCAGCTCCGGCGGATGGTCCGTGGTGGGGATGGTGGCACGGTCTCCGGGCTCCGCAACATCCTTGGTGATCGGATCCCCTTCGGACACGACGTCCGTCCAGATGAGCGCCTTGGCTAGTATGCGGATCCCGGCATCCACCCCGGCCTGGACGGCCTGAGTCGAGTACTTGAGCAGTTCGTCCCCGGACCGGCCCGCCTCGTCGGACTGCCGGACCAAGGCCCGCAAAGAGATGCGGATCAGCTGCCCGCCGACGATGGCCCGCAGGGCCAGTCGGTTGGATACCTCTACCCAGTCCCTGGATGGCAGCGAGTGATGGGCACCGCGCAGCGCTAGGTAGGCGGCGTAGGCGATGAGGAGCGCGGGCACCAGGGAACTCGCATCCTCATCCTGAGGGTCAGGCTGCTGCTGCGGTGCTTCTTCCGGGGGTGGGACGGGTTCGGTCATCGCGAGCCACCACCCCCAACTTGGGCACTGTCGCCGTATTCGACAACCCATAGCGGATCAGGTGTAGGCACGACCGGCGTTTCGCATGGGTAACTGGTCCAGATCCAGCAGTCTGCCTCCGGTAGGTGGCACGGGCATGGTTCCCCGGGTTCCCGCTTCGGCTTCATCTTGGGTTTATGTCCGTGGTCGGTCATCCTGACCTCCTGGTGTCACCGTAGTATCCCCCGCGCGGTATCTGGACCTGCCTGGGGAGTTCCAGGTGCTGGCGGGCGACGCTGAGTACAGCCGCCGAGCCGGGAAGGCCGCGGATCAGGGCCTCGGGGAACAGTCCAGCCGCGCACGGCTGGATCAAGGCGTCCTGCCGGTCGGGCGAGTAGGCGTCCCCCAGGACCCAGCTGGTCTCCTGGGATTCCAGGTCGGCGAAGACGTTCAGGTGGTGGACCCGTCCCTGTGCGTACGCGGCGCCGACCGGCTCCGCTCTGGCCTCCTTCGACTTCGACGACCAGGTCTCCCGGAACTGTGGCATCGGTATCCGCTGCGAGTCGGCGGCCATCTTCAGCACCTGCTTGACCATGCCGCCGCCTTGGTTGACCTCCGCGATGATGGTGGCGTCGTGCTCGTGAGCGGCCCTGACCGCGACAGCCGCCCACTTCTCCGGGGAGCCCTTCATGGAGACGTCGTCGACGACGAAGGCATGTCGGCGAAGGATCGGCAGAGTGCGGGAGACGTAGACGACCACGATCCCGCACTCGTCGTTGGGCTTCTCGGCCACTGACGGGTCGAGTCCCACCAGCCGGATCCATGGGATGTTCTCCGGCATCCTGGCGATCCGGTTCGCGTTGATGATCCCCTCGGTCGTCATGGCGCCGGTGACGGCCTCCAGGATCTCGCCGTCCAACTCCTGACGACCCAGCGCGGTCCCGCCGTACAGGCTGAGAAGGACCTCCAGGTACGCCTTCGGGAGATAGGAATTGTCGACGGTCTTGCCGCGCCGCAGCAGCACCCGGTCCTTGTGCGCCTTGGCTTCCTTCATAATCTCCCGAACGACCGGGACCCGCTTGGGGGTGGTGGTCGCCAGGATCTGCGGATGCGTCCCGAGCCGGGTAGCTATGCGGAGGTTCTCCCAGGCTGTCGCCTCTCCGTCAATCGACCTGACCTGTCGAAAGCTCGCCAACTCGTCACACCACGAGATATTGAAGGCCGGGCCTCTCAATTGGTCGGGTTCTTCGCCGCTGAATGTGATTCCAACGGCCCCACCCGGCAATTCGATTCGCTTCCGCGATGGAATCCAATCCACCTTATCCCGAAGGCTCGGCGGCCACACGTTGAGCAGCCCAGATGGGCCCTCCAGCATGACATCTCGCACGTCAGACGCAGTACGACCGAGCAACGCGAATCGCATGTGAGAGCTGTCGCGGTCCAATCGCCGCCATTGAGTATCGAGCGCACGAATCCATTGGGCACCCATAAGGGTCTTCCCGAATCCACGGCCTGCCAGCGCAACAGCGAGAGTCCAGGCTTCACCACCCTCGTCGGGATGGATCGGGAGCAGCTGACTGGGCCGCCCGTTCCACCCCCAGTCCCAGGGGAGTGTGGACAGGTCCATGTCGTCGAGGAGCGCCT